AATTTTCTTATATGTGGATGGTGCAGTTTCAATTCCTGCAATAAACAAATCAACCAGTGGTGTTCCTTCTGTTGATGCAACTGCAATACCACCGTGATTTGCTGTTGTATCTGTAGAAGCATCTTCTCCTCCTGGTCCAGTTGTTACACCAAGAATAATATCAGCATCAAGTACTCTTAAATCTTGTGCAGTAATAATAGTTGTAGTTCCACCAATACTTAAGTTATTAGTTACATTGAGATCATAGACACTTAATTCAGTTCCATCAAAAGTTAAGTTTGCAGAACCTGTTGGATTATTAGAACCATCTTTATAAACAACTTGATTCGCAGAACCTGCTACAGGTCCAGTTATACCCTGAATACCCTGAATACCCTGAGCACCAGTAGTTCCTTGAGCACCAGTAGTTCCTTGAGTACCAGTAGTTCCTTGAGCACCAGTGATACCCTGAATACCTTGAGCTCCTGTTATACCTTGTGTTCCATCAGTACCTTGAGCTCCTGTAATACCTTGTGTTCCATTAGTACCTTGAGCTCCTGTTATACCTTGTGTTCCATCAGTACCTTGAGCTCCTGTAATACCTTGAGTTCCATCAGTACCTTGAGTACCGGTAGTTCCTTGTGCTCCTGTAGCACCTTGAGTTCCATCAGTACCTTGAGTTCCTGTGGTTCCTTGAGCACCTACTTGCTGAGAAAAAGTAACTGTTGCTCCAGCTCCAGATGCTGTTGCAGTAACTCCAAGGCCAACAAAATCAATAAAAGTAACACTTCCTGCAGTTCCGACAGTAGATCCTTCTTCTTTGATTGTGATACCATCAAGAACACCGGCACCAGCAAGCGTTACTGGTTGCCAACTCCAACCACCAACACCATCTGCAATTGGAACATAAGTATTTGCACCAGAATTATCATTTTTATCATAAATTCCACCACGAATTCTGATATCTCCTGCAATATCTAAATTTTGTGTTGGATTTGTGGTTCCAATGCCAACATTAGACAGTGTATGAATACCTGCAGTTGTTTCTAGCCATAAACTCTGAATTATAGGAGTGTCATTAAGTGTTAGATTTCCATTTGATTCACCAATAGTAAGAGAATCACCTATTGCAATTGTGTTATTGGTGGAATCTATAACAATGGTTGAACTTCCGATTGAAAGTTTTCCAGTTACTCTTACATCTCCATTAACCCATAGCGATGTGCTGGCGGCACCAACACTACCAACTTCTAAATTATATCTTGCATTTGTTGTTCCGATACCAACTCTACCAGTAACCTCTAATACTGTGTTACTTTCAGTATAAGAATCGATGCCAAGTTTAAGATTTTTTTGACGGTTACTGATATACTTTGCCATTTTTCTTTATTAGTTAAGTGTTTCTAAAATGCTTGCGACAAATTTTAAGTTAGTTGCATCACTACCCGATAATACTAATTTATCTCCACTTTCAAGTACCAATTTTCCTGACAAAAGATTTGCTGTATCATTTGCAGAAATTGGATATTCTTTCAATAGTTCTGTATCTGTAGAAACTCTGCGGTGAACCAAAGTAACATCTTCAGAGCTCGCTCCAATATTTGCAACTTGCGCTAAAAGAACAACTCCAGTGTATCCAACTGGTGCTGTATAAATTTCAGTTGGAGATGTATCAACAACTGCAGTAACTGTTTGAAATGTGTTAAGTGCTAATGCCATTCTTTAATCTCCTCCTAATGCTAGAATGAATGGTGTCATTATGGAAAATAAACTCTTAGAGTAAAATATCCCACTGATAGTTCCAGTTTGTTGATTAACGAGAACACCATCACCAATTCTAAAGTTTCCTGATTGGTCAGTAGAAGTATAAACTACCAATCCACCATTACGAGAATCTGTTTCATTTTCCTGGATTGAAACTCCACCTGTAGATGGTAATGAACTTGCAATTGTTACTCCAGAACCAATATATTCAAATGAATGACCAGATGCTAATAAACGACTTTGTTTAAAGAAAGGAACTGTCGTGCCAACTCCAACAGCATATGGGACATTAACAGTTACAGTGATTGTTGAAATTCCAGATGATATTGGAGTAGAACTCTCAATCACATAGTAAGTTGGTACAATAGATGCTGATGCAGTTGCTGTATTAGTTCCGTTATTGGGGTCAGAAATAGTTACCGAAGGCGTGGTTTCATATCCCCTACCACTTGATACAATATCTATTGAAATAACACTTCCATCTTTAATTTCCGTTACTGCTTGGGCTTGAACTCCCCAAGGTGTTGATGGTGCGGATATTGTTACTGTAGGATTTGAAGTATATCCCGTTCCTCCTGCAGATACATTAATTTTTCCAACACTGTAATAAAGATTTTCAAAGTAAACAACCTGACCATCATAAGGTCTTGTATTTCCAAGGCCAGAAATGACAAATTCACTACTATTTGCATCCGCAGAGGTAGAAATTTCCCCCACAAACTGTTCGGTACTTACTCCATCAGCAATTAATCCATAATTACCAAAAGAAGAATTTGAGTTGGTTAAATCACAAGCACCACCAGAACCACAATAAACAGCGATATCATTACAAATAGTAAATAACGAAACTAATTGAGCATATCCATTATTTGTAATAGAAGCTCCTATTCCACCTTGATTATATTGGGTATAACTATCAAGAACCATTGATTTCAAATCACCCAGTGCATGATTACCATCAACTTTCATTCCAATACTGTTGGAAATAAAATTGGTGCAATTTTGAATGTAAGGGGATTGAGTGATAGTTCCAGCACCTACAGGGTTAAATGCAAATATTGCTTTTCCTGAATCTAAAGTTCCAGTATAAGACATTTCGGCAATATAGTTGCCATTAGTCACATAGAACAAATCTTGATTCGAATTTTGTGGAGATACTGATACTTCTCTCAAACTATCTCCAACGATTGAGACTTGTTCTGGAACAGAAAGTGGATTATTTTCTAAATAAGATCCAGCACTAACTTTAATAATTGTTCCTGTTGTTGCTTCTGTAAGTGCTGCTCCGATTGTTCTTTTTGCATCTCCAAGTTTTTTTCCTGTGTTGGAGTCGATTCCGTCTTGTGTGACATATAAAATATTAGTAACTGTTGCACCGGCACCTATTCTTACAATATCAGTGCCAATACCTGTGCGTTCTCTACGAGCAAATAACTCTGCATCATAAGTATTAAGTCCAAGTTCTCCCAAAGGTAAATCATTTACCGTTGGCGCTTTTCCGGGAACTGCAGACCTTTTTATTCTTATATTAGGATTTGCCATTCAATCCTCGCATCTTTGGTAGAGACCGTAGAAACTCTTATATAAGAGTTTTTATTATTTATCTTTAATCTAACTCTGATCTCCTTCGACTTTTACATTACGTTTTGACTTCTTGATTTTTTCAAGTTCATTTGTCAAATTATTGACAGTCAATGTAAGAGTTTCTACTTGAGTTTCGAGTACAATGTTTTTATTAAACATTTCAAATGCTTTTTGTTGATATTTTGAAAGAATTGCTTTTAAATCATCTTCAGACATAAAAATACACCCAGGGTGACTGGGTGTATTTAGAAGTTATCTAAAGGTGTTTTTAGAAAGTACCAGCATCAATCACAATATTTTCAAGTTTTCTAGTAGTTCCGGAGCAAGTAATCACCTGAGATTGTCCGGCACAATCATTTACCCAAAGAGCACCAACTTCAATAGGTGCAAATGTAGTAACAGCTAATTGTGGAGTATTTGCATCAGTTCCGTTAGTGTCAGAACCGATGACACTTGCAAACTTAAATCTACTATCAGCATGTTCCCAAATAACAGCAGACTTTTTAGCAGCACCAGAAGTATAATAGTTAAAGAGAACGCCCAAATCCCAAGTAGTATCAGAAGCAGGAGAAGAACCATCAACGATACCCAAGTCAATTGTTCTATCTTCTACAGTCAGTGCTGCAGTGTTTACTTGGGTTGTGCTTCCGTTAACATAAAGATTACCACCAACGGTTAAATCGTCTACAATTGTAACATCGTTTGCAGCAATTGTAATTGCAGCAGCGCCAGTATTTGATGACTGAATTGTAC